CGGCTTCGAGTCCGTTGACTGGAAGGAATTGCCCAAGCCGGACGACTTCGTGATGTACGTCGAAGCCACTTCTGCTCTGCCGGGAACCTTGGCAGGGAAACTCTCTACTGCTCAGGACCTCCTCCAGATTGGGGAGTTCACGCCGGCCGATGTGCTCGAGATGGTTGGCATGGCTGACCTCATGCAAATCAGGAAGCGCAAGGAAGCGTCGCGAAAGCTCGTTGAGAAGAAGGTCGGCATGATGCTCCGCGGCGAGGGGGCCTACGAGCCTCACCCCGCACTGAACCTCGCGGAGGCCGCCGAGCTGGCGACCGAGATGCGCAACATGGCCGAGCTTCGTGGGGTCGACGACACCTACCTGGGCGTCGTCCAGGACTTCATCGACAAGTGCAACCGCTTGATGAAGCCGCCCGCTCCTCCGCCGCCTCCTCCCGGAATGGGGCCTGGCGCTCCTCCCGGGATGAACCCGGGTGGACCAATTCCTATGCCAACTGCCGGGGGCCCAATGGCTCCTGGCGCACCAATGCCGCCCCCGGGCGCTAACGGAGTGATGCCTACATGACCATGCAAGCACCGGGGACCAGCGTTCCCGCAGAGATTTCAGCGCCCGCAACCCCTCCGGAGCCCGCGGCGCCTCCGGCAAATGCAGCGCCCGAGATTCCTGCCGAGCCGTTGACGCCGGGCGAGGCGGCCAAAGCTGCCCGCGTCCGCGCCGAGGAGCACCACCGGCTGGAGCGCGTGAAGCGCAAGAGCGACGAGCTTCATCGCCAGCGCCAGGCGTTCGAGCATGAGAAGAAGACGCATGCGGAATCTTCCTCCGCCGCGGAGAAGGCGCGCCAGGAAGAAATAGCCGCGCTCCGCAAGGAGCTTCAGGAGTTGAAGACGGGCAATCCGCTCCTCCGTCCGGGGGTCGACGCGACTGCACACCTCCGTGAACTGGTCGCTCAGGGGACGCCCGAAGCCGAGGTCATTGCTCTCCGGAAGCAGCTCGAGAAGCAAGCATCGGAGTTCGAGGAGTTCAAGCAGGGCCAGACCGCTGCATCCAAAGCGCGTGAGGAAGAGGAGCAGCGCCGAGTCGCCGAGATTCAGAAGGGGCAGGAGTACAACGCCCTCCAAAACATTACCCTTTGGATGACGCAAGGCGAACAGGCCAAAGAGTTCAAGTATCTAAATTCGGAATACTCCCAAAACGAGATATTTCAACAAGCTCGCGAAGTGCACGAGTGGGGCAAGGCCAATAACAAGTATTGGACTGGCCGAGAAGTTGCACTTTATCTTGAAAGTAAAGCGCAAAAAGTACATAGTGATAGAGAGACGCGCCGAAGTGCATACCTCGGCGCAGCTCCACCATCACCCGCGGCGCCGGCTGCTGTAATTCCCGGCAAGGTCACCCCGCCAGCAAAGGGGAAACCGCCCGTAAGTGCCAACAAGTATCAGACCCGGGAGCAGGAGATTGAGGCCGATTTGGCCGCCCTCCGAAAAGCTTCTCAGGCCGATGCAATCGCACATGCGAGCAAAAAGTAACTCACTGGTTGCTCTGGTTTCTACCCCGTTCTGTCTGAGGTGATTTCATGCCCGCAGGTGACGCAACAATCGCAGCGCTGACGAATATTCTGAAGACGCGCTACGACCAAAAGGTCTTTCATCAAATGTTCTACCGAAAGGCGCCGTTCACGGCGATGATTCGGAAGGACGAAAAGTTCGGCGGCAATAACGCCCGTATCTCGCTTCGGTACGGCGCCCCGCAAGGAGGAAGCTTCAGTCTGCCGATTGCGCAAGCCAATGCGACCAGCTCGTCGGATGTTGGCTTCCTTCTGACGCGCGCCAAGGACTATCAGGTCTCCGGCATCTCCGGCGAAGCTCTCGCCGCGGGCGACGGTGACGAGAACACTATTTATAACACCCTCCGCGGCGAAATGGAAGGTTCTATGCGGAACCTGAATCGCTCCCTCCAGATTTGCGCATGGCGCAACGGAGGCGGGCAACGCGGACAGCTTGCCAATGCGTCCGTGGCCACTGCAGTCGGTACGCTTTTGCAGGCGGCGGACATCGTCGGCTTCGAAGTCCAGATGAAGGTCGACTTCAGCTTGGACGATGGGTACAACAACGGCGGTGCGCTCGCCGGCGTTCGAGCCAACGGGCCTTTGACGGTTATCGCCGTCGACCGCACGGCGGGCACCATCACCTTCAACGCGAACATCAATACCGTCACGGGAGCGACCGTCGCAGACTTCCTCTTCCGGAACGGCGACTATTCGCTCGGCCCGGCGGGCGTCTTCCGCTGGATTCCGGCAGTTGCGCCTGTTGCTGGCGATAACCACTTCGGTGTGGATCGAAGCGTCGATGTGGTCCGCCTCGCGGGCATTCGCTACAACGGCAACGGCGGGAACAAGGAGGAAACCATCATCGATGCCGCCGAGTTGGCGTCTCGAGAAGGGGCAGAAGACCTCACCTGCTTCATCAACAACCTGGACCGCGCTGACTTGGTGAAGTCCTTGGGCACGAAGGCTTGCTACGAGCCCGTAAACAGCACGGATGGCGACATCGGCTTCCGCGCTCTTCAGATTGAGGGGCCTGATAGTACGATTAAAGTCCTCAGCGACATCAACATCCCGCGCGGCCAATTCGCTCTGCTTGAAATGGATACTTGGGTCCTCAAGTCGGCAAAGGGCGTTCCGCGTATCCTCGATGACGACGGCATCAAGATGCTCCGTGAAGCGAACAACGACGGTTACCAGTGGCGCATGGGCGGCTACTTCAACTACGGCAACGAAGCCCCGGGTTACAACCTCCACGGGACCTGGTAGTCCGTAAGGACTCAGGGTCTGGAATAAATCCTAGGAGGAAACCAAATGAGCAATCGAGATTATGAGCGTGGCCACCTCCAGCTTCAAAAGCGGGCGGTCCACATTTTCGGGAGCTTCGCAGCTCCGACAGGCGTAGGCGGTGCGGGCGCCAACGGCGCTTTCGACCCTACAAGCGTGAAGGGCTTGGGATTCGGATACGCACCCAACCAACAGGGCATCATGGCGCTGAAGCCTCAGGCCCAACCCGGAATCATCTCCGTGCCCGGCATCATCTGGGTAAGTGCCGGTGTCTACACGTTGACGCTGGAGGATTCCTACATCGACGCGCAGGCCTGGAACGCGTACGTGAACCCGCCCTCTGGAGGACTCGTCACGAACCAGGCCCGCATCGTCACCCTTCCGACCAACCTCGGAGTTGGCGGGCGCGCGCCGACCTTCACCATCAATACGTTCGTGGCGGCTGGAACTTTGACGGACTTCGGTCCGACGTTCCGCATCGGATTCGACCTCTGGTTGCGGGATTCCACCGCCAATTACCCGAAGCCCTAATCAGATGGCAGCCAAGAAAAAGAGTTCAATCTTTGAATCGGACCCGCTCGGGGGCACCCTCGGCAAATCATCCGGAGGCGACAGCGACGTCGTGGATGATGTCGAGGCCCCGGGTGTCGACGATGGTCTGGGGAGCGCGCAAGCTCTCCTCGATGCCATTCACGCCAAGGACGCCGCCGGCGTGAGGGACGCGTTTAGCGCGCTCTCTCTCACCATGACGCCCCCTGGCGAAGACGATATGGAAATGTCCCCCTCTGATGCGGCGGGGAGCGAATTCCCGTCGCTCGACGAGTAGGTCATGGCCAGCATCGTCACCCTCACGGAATTGCGGGACCGCGTCAAGCAAGCGGCCAACGTGGAGGTTGCGAGCAACGCGTCGCTGTTCACCGCTGCTGAACTGGACAATAACATCAATAAGGGCCTGGCCAAGCTGTACGATTTGATTATTTCGCAACAGGACCAGCCCTACTATTTGAGTTCCGTCACGTTCAACACGGTGCTCAACACCGACACCTACAAGATTGGCACCGGCCAGCTGATAAATGTCTCCGACTTCTACAAGGGGAAGGGGATTGACATCTCGTTCGGGCAGCAGATTGTTATCAGCGCACGCCCGTTCATGTGGAGCGAACGGAATCGATTCAAGTGGTACCCCGGTTGGATTTATTCCCAGCCGGTGTTCTACCAATTCACGGGCAAGTCCAGCGGTGCAGTTGCTTCTGCGCCATTGGATTCCGTGAAGCTGATTCCGATGCCAAGCGGGCAGTTCAACTGCACTCTTTGGTACTACCCGGTCCTCGCACCGCTCGTGAACGGTGGAGACCAATTCGACGGCATCAATAATTTCGAGGAGTACGCGGTTCTCGATGCGGCCAAGAAGTTGGTGTTGAAACAGGAACGATTCGACCATGTGGGCGCACTCAGTGCGCAAATGGCCGAAGAAAAGGAGCGCATCATGAGCTCCTTAGTCACGCACGATGCGGAGAACCCGATGCGCGTGCAGGACGTAACACTAAATGACGGCTGGATTGGTAGGCCGGGTTACTAAATAGGCCCGTCTGGCCTTCGGAGGTTTTCAAATGGCTCTCACTGTAACGAACGCCCAAATTAGCATTCAGGACGGCCCGGGCGCACCCGTCAATCTCACATCAGGCTCGAGCATCGGGCTTTTCACCCCTGGCGCGCAGGTCACCTTCGCACTCCAGAGCACCGCCGGAATCGCCCGAGCGGAATATCAGCTCATTTGCCCGGCATATCCCGGCCTGCACCAACGGACCTTCACCTGGTTCCAGGGGATGGTCAACGGCTGGCAGGTCATCATGCCGGCTTCGACTGAAGTCGCGAACGCCTCGAGTCTCGCCGGAATCCTGGTGCAGGTCACGGTCACCGATTCCGTATCCAGCATCGCGAACAGCTTCAACTACTTGCAGAGCAAGGGCGGCAACGCCAGCGAGTTCCAGCTCGGCGTCGACTACGTCATGGTCGCGGCTTTGCCGGCGTATACCAACGTTTCAGGGACGCTCACTGGAAACGCGAACGGAGCCATCACCAGCGCAATGGCGGACGGGCAAACCCCGACTGTCGGCGACACTTTCCTCCTCCCCGGCGGGATTGCCGGAGCTTTGGCCGATGCAGGCCTCTACACCATCACCGCTGTTGGCGCGGCGGGCGCCAAGTTCGTTGCCGTCCTCGCAGGTGCGTGGAGCAACGGCATCTCTGTCATGCCGAAGACGGAAATTCTCGTTTCAAAGGGAACTACGTTCAGCGGCACTACATGGGTCGTTTCCAATACGGCCGTCGCCATCATCGGCACCAACGCTATCTCCTTCTTCCCCCGCAGCGTCACGTTTGCTGGTTCGATGACGGCGGGCGCGCTGGTCATTACCAAGGTGCCCATCTTGGACGCCGTGAAGAGCAACGTCCTGTCGCTGCGACTCTCTTTCGCAGGCGCCTCGTTGACCGTCATGTACTGCCTAGTGGCCGTTCCGACGCCGGGTAACCTTGGCACGGCGACTGTCACGTTGACGGCGGTTCTTGCTGCCGGCACCATCAATGCGGCCGACAGCTCCGCGCTTACCGTAACCATTACGAACCAACTCTAATCACATGGCGACGCCTCCGGTAAAAAACACTGCGCCCCGGGCGTCGTCTATTCTCTCTCAGGAGACGACTGCCAGTACTGCAACCGCCAAGCCGCTCCCCGCGGGCGCGCCGTTGAGCATCACCACGAAAGCATGGGTGACGCTCCGGCGCGTTTTCTTTACGGCCGCCGATGTAGCGGATAGCGCCAAACTGTACGATATTTTGAACCGGATGCAGGAGGCCACCCTCCAAATCTTGGGCGTGGTGAGTACGAACCAGTTGGTGCCCGGGAACATCTTGAGGAGCATCAAGTTCACGTCGGGCGTGGCGCAAATGGTAGTGCACGGATTGGGGCGTCCGTGGCAGGGGTACTTCATCGTTCGCGCCTCCGTTGCGGGTCTGCTTTCTGATGCGACTTATAGCGCCGGGAGTACCTCCGATTCGGTTGTCCCCCTCGTATCCGCTGCTGATGGCACATTTGATATTTATGTGTTCTAAGAAAGAGTGATTCAAAATGCCGCTGCGTAAAGTACTCGCCGAAGCCCCCCTCAGTAGCGGTTTGAATCAGAAAGCGGACCAACGCGAACTCGCCACGGATGGCGCCGTCGCCATGACCAACTGCAGCCAGACGAAGCAAGGTGGAATTCGGAAGCGTATCGGATGCCGCCAGCTTACTTCTACTCTGCAAGGGAAAGGCTTTACTGTCACCGAGAACAACGTGGTTCGCGGCGTCAACTACGGGCGCGCTCCTCTGGTGTTCGACGGCTACAAGTTTAGTTCGTATTCCGATTCTCGCGCGGGTTGGACGTTAATTGATGCCGCCCCCGAAGCGGTTGCCGACGTGCGAATCCCCATCGCAGCCGTTCAGGGGCTTGGCGGAGACGTTGATTACGCGACTACTTCGCAGGGGTATTACGTGAGCGTGTTTCCTGTCCTAGTGGCTCCAAATACGACCAACATTCAGGCCGTCATCATCGATGCCACTTCAGGGGCCACGGTCGACACGTCCACCATTGACCGAAACGGAGACACCGGCCTTGTGGTGAAGGTGGCCGTGTGCGGCAATCTGGCCATCGCCGCTTTCATGCGGTTCCCTGGGGGCGTACTTGGGCTCTATCTTTCGAAGATTGATTTGACGAACATCCCAGCGGGTTGGAGTGTGCCCGTCCTGTTTGACAACCCGATGGCGACGGCGTTTTCGCTGTTTGACCTGACGGCCATGGTCAACGACCCAACACGTTTTTTGGTCGCGTATTTCAAAGGCGGGAATGTTCTTTTCAGTAAGATTACAGCCGCTACTCTTGCCGGAGCGGGCGGATTCTCAAAGACGCCCCTTACAGCGGGCGCGCCGCTCTCAATCGGTATTCTTGGGTATAACACCGAGAATTGCTGGGTTGCTTACAGCATCTTGAATGGCGGTGGCGGTCACACGTGGGAAGAGTATGGGTTCAACGACAACAGCAACATCGCCTGGAACCCCGTAGCCCTAAATAGTGATGGTAACAACGTTGGATTCGCCCAAATCGGCATTGCGCGCGTGAGTGCGTCGGATGCCGTCGTGTTTTGGACGGAATACACGGCCGGCGGTAGCCCACCTTACCGAAACAACGTTACAGCGCAGCAACTCCACTCCGCCGCGGGCGTGAGCAACACTGTCGGCGCATTGCGACGGATGTTCGGCGTGATGCTCTGCTCGAAGCCGCAGGTGGTGCAAACACCAGAGGGGCAACGGTGCTACGCACTAGTAAATACCAACAGCAGCCTTCAGGGGACTCAATATCTCTGCTGCTTTGACTGGTTTGGCGCAGGAGCTGTTCCCTTTACAAGAGATGGCGTGGCGGGCAACGCACCGGGGCGATTGGTGACAACCATAGCACCTCGACTGGCCAAGTCGCTGGGTGTAAGCGCCGGGGATACGGGGCCTGGCGGAAGTGTCTCCGTCCCGAAGCTGGTGCTGGTGAATGCCACCACATTGGCGACAGTGGTCTACATCAATCAGACGTTTACGAGTGTAGGGATGTTCATCCAAACGTTCGACTTCAACGCGTGGAATAGGTATTTCGGTGGAACCATCGCCGGCTCCAATCTTGCGGGCCTGTCGTCGGGCGCGCCATTTACATATGACGAGCAGACGCCCGCAGAAATGGGATTCATGTGGTACCCCGAGTGCACACCGACATTAGTTGGAGGCGGCGCCCTCACCGGCACATTTAGCTACATCATCTGCTACGAGTGGACGGACGCCATTGGCAACTTGCACCGAAGCGCGACGTCACCACCTGTCAACGTGGTGCCCGCGGCGCAAAACGTGAGCATCGTCATCCCGACGCTGGGCTCTACGTGGCGCCAGCGAAATGCGCCCACCGTTGTGGGGACAAGCAACTCCGTGTTCCAAAATCTGTCTCAGCTGGTGAAAATAGTCATCTACCGGACGGCGAATCTGGGAACCATTTACTACAAGTTCGATAGCATCGACAACAGGACCGATGTCGGCACTATCACGTATCTTGACAACGGAAGTATTGCATTGAAGACAACGAACCCGCTCCTCTATACGACGGGTGGAGTGCTCGACAACTACAACCCCGGCAGCGCTAAGATTTGCATCACGCATAAGAACCGCTGGCTTCTTGGCGGGTGCGACGAACCGACTCTCGTGTGGCCCTCGAAGCCGCTCACTGTCGGAGAGACGCCCGGTTTCAACGAGCAGATGAACTTCAATGCTACGGGCGCGGTAACCGCCATGGCTTCTATGGATGAGAAGCTCATCATCTTCGTCCGCCGGGGAAATGATTCGTACGGCATCGAGTACGTCGTCGGCGATGGGCCGCTCGATACGGGGGCGGCCAACGACTTCACCAACCCTCCGCAGCCGATTCCTTCCGCAGTTGGCGCGGTTGACCAGCGCAGCATCGCAGTGTCGGAGCTCGGGTGCTTCTTCCTCGCTCCAATCGGGGCGCCCAACAACGGCGGCGGAATCTATTTGTTGTCGAGAGATTTGCAGGTGCACTACTTGAGCGGGCCCGTTGAGGACATCATGGCTCTCAACCCGACGTGCACCGGCGTCCTTGTTCACCCCAGCAACGGGAGCGTTTACTTCGAGTTCGCTCCGACCGATACCATCGTCGGTGCGACAGACGGGTTCCGGCTTGTGTACGACTACATCAATGGCGGCTGGTCCACGGACACACATTTCTCCTACGTGAACAGCAACGATGGGTGCGCGGCACGGACAACCTGGATTGCCGGTGGATTAGGAAGCACCGTTTCGGGCGGGACAGCGAATCAGCCGCTCGTCTACTGGGCCGACTACAGTGGGAGCGTCTATCGGGAGAATTCGGGGGTGCCGGTCGCCAACGCCTACGTCGACATGAACGCGGCGGGCAACGTGTCGCGGTGGATTACGATGAGCTTCACGTCCGCTTGGTTCAAGCCTGCGCTCGCCGGGTTTGCCCGTTTCTGGAGAGCTCAGATTCAGAGCGACCGGCTCGACCCGGCCCAGCTCACACTGAGCTTTCAGTTTGATTATGCGCCTGCCTCATTTTACACGGAAGCCAGCAGTTGGACGGACGCCCAGATTGCTGGGTTTAATCGGCTCCCCCAAGTCGATGTCGAACACCTTGTCGGCAACCAAAAAGCGAAGGCGATTCAGGTAACTCTCACGGACGCGCAACCCGTTGGGAGCTATAGTACAGGACAAGGATTTCAGTGGGCCACCATTTCATTGGAACTCGGCGTTGAAGACCAGGGCCGCTACATGAACCTTCCGTCCGGACAGAGGAGCTAAATCATGCCGCAGACAACAATGGATTGGACCGGCGCGAACGGCGCCTTTTCGGGGAACTACAATCCGGATTCGACGACGGGCGGATTGGGCGCGGCCGGCTCCTTCCACAACCAGGGCAACCCGGGCGTTATGGAAAACATCATGGGCCAAGCGTCGGCGCCGGACCAGGTCTACTTTGGCGGCACGCCCCAAGCCGCGGGCGGCATCACGAACTACTACCAGCAGCAAGGCCGAATGGCCAATGCGGCAGGTGCGGCCCAAATAGGTAACACGGGCACCAACGCCATCAACGCCCAAATGGGGCAGGCCGGCGCTGCTTACGGGAATGCTGCTGGTCAGAATCAGCAGATGATGAACAACCAATACGATGCCATGTCCAAGCTGCAGCAAGCGGCTTCGGGGTACGGCCCCTCTGCGGCGCAGGCCCAGCTCCAACAGGGCACGGAGGCCGCTATGAACTCGAACATGGCGATGGCCAATTCGACGCGGGGCCAAGCTGGTATGGCGAATGCTCAGAAGAACGCGCTCGGGCAAAATGGTATGCAGGGCCAGCAAGCGGCCAATCAGAGCGCGCAGCTTCGGGCGCAGGAGATGCAAGCCGCGCAATCGCAGTACGCTACTCAAAGCACGCAGGCCCAGAACAACATGGCCGCTCAGCAACAGGGGTATGCCGCTCTTGGCATGCAAGGCGCCAACGCGCTTCAGGGGAATGCGCAAGCGCAGGCCCAATTGCAGCAGTCGCAGAACCAGTTGGGGCAACAGTCGCAGCTTGGATATGAGCAACTCGGGTTCAACGCGCAAAATGCAAATATGCAAGCGCAAATGAACAACCAAAACAACGCCTATCAAATGAATATGAGCAATGCCAAGAATGCTTCAAACAGCATCGGCGGTCTCATTGGCGCTGTCGGCGGCGCGATGATGCTTTCAGACGAGCGAAGTAAGACCAATATCAAGGACGGCGGCCACGGGATCGACACCGCGCTGCAAGCGATGCATCCGCACCAGTACGAGTACAAGCAGGGCATGGGCCAAGCAGGTGGTCAGCACACGGGCATCATGGCCCAGGAGTTAGCGTCCACGGACGCCGGCTCCGCGCTTGTCGGGGCCTACCCCGGCGGTGGCATGGGCGTGAAGGTTCCGGAGGCGACCAACTTCGCACTCGCCGCGGTCGCGCGGTTGAACGAGAAGATTGACAATCTCCAGCGCGGTAATGTGTACGGAGATGCCAAGTTGCGGGAGCCTGGCGGCGGGGCGGGTTGGACGCTCCGTGAGGAGCCCGACTTCATCCTCGCCAAGAACGAGTCCACCGGCGAAATGCGGAAGCTGATGACTTCTCCGCTTGCCGCAGGGGAACATAAGCAAGCTCTCGCCCCACACGGTGCGGGCCCCATCTCCCAAACCAACGGCTCCTACGGCGACATGTTTCTTGGTTCCGAAGAAGCCAAGAAAGACGAAGCGGCTAAGAAAACCGGCGCGACGGCGGCTCCAACGGTGGTCATTCAGACCGCCCCGCAGGCTCCGACTGCTGCCCCCTCCGCCATGGCGACGCAGTTCCCGCAAGGGCCTGCGCCTGGCGTTGTACCTCAAGGCCCACCTCCGCCGCAAGCTGCCCCTGGCGGGCCTCCTCCTCCGCCCGCGCAAGGGCCTGTCGCGCAGATGCCCGGCGCGCACGGTGTCGCGCCTCCGCCGCCCATGCTGGGCGCGCCCAATCCGGGCGGTATGCCCCAGATTCAGACGCCCGTCGCGCAAGCGCGGGGACCGGCTTCCGTTGCAGCCGTCAAGGATACCGAAGCCGACGGGCCCTTCGGCGCTTTGAGCCAAAAGTTGAATAAGGCAGCGGCCGGCCAGGGCGAAAAGAAGCCCGAAGGTGGTGGCAACAGTAGCATGCAAGACATCGCCAACAAGTACACACCTGAAAACACGGTCCTTCGAGACCCCAACACGGGGGCCATTGTCGGGTCTCCGCAATGGTCGCCCGGCCCCGGCAATGCGTGGGGCCAAGGCGAAAATGGCTGGCCGGCCGGCATGGCTCCTTCCGACATGGGCAACACACGATTTGGAGCGCAGTAATGGCCGACCTCGACCCGGAACTGATGAAGCAACTCCAGGCGCAGGGGTTCCTCACGGAGCCTCTTAGCGCAATGCGAAAACCAGCGGCGGCTCCGGTAGCAGCTCCGGTCGTCCCGTCCGCGGCCCCACTCTCTCCAACGGAGCAGATGCTTTCAGGAGGTTTGCAGAGCGCCGGCGTGCCTCAGACGATGAAGCCCGGGCCTGCGGCTCCTCCTCCGAGGGCGCAAGGAATCTTTGAAGGAGGCGCTCCAGAAGCGGGAGGTGCTCCTCAGTGGCATCCGCCTCCGGCACGCGCGGTGGGTCCCCATTCCGTGAGTACGGTGAGCCCCGGCATCCGTACGGAGTATGACGCCGCCTATGGGAACATGGGCGGAGCCGCCGAGGAAACGGCGCGCCAACAAGGGATTGCGAACGAACACATGGCGGGCGTGTATGACCAACACGCGGAAGCCATGGGCAAGTTGATGCGCGAACAGGACCTTCAGCGCAAAGTGAGGACACAAGCGCTCGATGGCCAGATGGCCGATTACAAGCGGCTCCAAGATGAAGCGGCCGATCAGAAGGTGAACCCCGACCATTGGTGGGGTTCGAAGAATGTCGGCGAGAAAGCTTTGGGCGTTATCGGGATTATATTTGGGGGGCTCTCCCAGGGCGCAGGTCACGGAAATCCAGCTATGGATTTGATGAACCAATTCATCAGCCGCGATATCGACGCGCAAAAGGCGAACATCGCTCAGAAGGGCAAGAAGGCGGAAGCCGCTCAGGGCCTATACGCCCAAAAGTTGGCCCAGTTCGGGAACGAGGACGCCGCCGACCTTGCGACGCGGGCGCAAATGCAGGAGCAGTTCAAGTTGCAGATGCAAAGTGAGGCGCTGAGGTCAGGCTCTCCGGTCCTCATGGCGAAAGCCAAAGAACAGGCCGGCCCCATCGCGTTGGAGCAGGCGAAGACCCACTCCCAAATGGAAAAGTGGGCGGTCGGCGGCTCTGCGGGGGGTGTCACTCCGGAGGACCAAAAGCGCGCCTTCGAGCTTTACAAGACCGGCAAATACGGGACGCCAGAACAGGCCATGCAAGCCGCCATGGCCATTCGCGGTGCCGCTCCGAGTTCCGGATTGCCGACGCAGTGGGGCGCCAAGGCCGGAGGGAAAGCGGACAAGGAGGACTTGGCGGCTGCTCGGCTCGAGGAGAGCTCCAAGAAGCCGCTCGAAGCTCTCGGGGTTGGTGACCGAATCACTGCGGGATTGAGTCATATCCCGCTTGCCGGTGCCCTGTTTCAAGGGACCGAGGGCGCTCGGAAAGAACAGGCCATCAAGGCCTCGAACGTACCTGTTTATGGATATGCCCACGTCGGTTTAGGCATGCGGCGTACCGAGGATATGGAACATGCCACTGGCGCTCTCATGCCTCTGCCGAGCGATTCGCAGGCTAGGATAAATCAGAAGTTGGCCCTCCGAGCGCTGACGGCGCGTGACATGAAAGCGGCCATTGAGGAGGCTAAGAAGGTGGGCATCGACTTGGGTGTTTCAGAGAAGCGCGCCGCCGAGGATGACTCCGAGGAATAAATGCCCAAGCCTGAAAAGACTGGCCCGCTCGAAGCCGGCAACATCGACCTACTACACCGGCCCATCGCGAAGAACGACGATGGCAGCATCAGCACCGTTCGAAGTATGAGCTTTGGGGAGGGCGGAAAAGAGATTCTCGTCCCCACCGTAAGCCCAGAAGGAAAGCTGCTCTCTGAGGACGAGGCCATCGACCTCTATCACAAGACCGGGGCGCACCTTGGCAAGTTTGCCACGCCGGAAAGTGCGACGGCTTACGCGGAGCAACTGCATAAGGACCAAGAAAAGACATATGCCAAACAAGAGGCTGAGTGGGCGCGTGAACATGCGAGCCAGCAGGCGAGTCGTGAAGCACCAAATGCTGCGGCGGGCGCTCATACGGTCCAACTTGTTGACCGCGACGGTAATCTGCATGACGTGCCCGCGGAACAAGCTGCGGGTGCGGTGCGTAGTGGAAAGTACGGCTGGAACGCCGGCTCGACTATCGTTGGGATTGACCCGGCGACTGGGCTCCCCAAGGATATCCCCGCAGAGCAGGCAAGCGCATTCCTAAAGCAGGGAGGAAGACTTGCTTCTGCGGCCGAGGCGGCGGATGCTGCGCTCCAGAAGGAGTACGGCGGAATCGGCGGAGGGCTGGCTGCCGCAGGCGAAGGCGCCGCGCGCGGACTCACTGCGGGCCTCTCTGACCCGTTGGCCGTTGGAGCTGCGCGCCTCCTCGGCGGAGAACACGCAGCCGAGAAAGTCCGAGGGCACCTTTCTGGGATTCAGAGTGCTAACCCCGGTATCTCAATGGGGTCGGAGATTGTCGGCGCCGTCGCCCCCATGTTCGTCGGCGACGAGCTCGGACTTGGCTCTATTTTGGGGACCATTCCGCGCGGCATTGGCGCCGGCGGCGAGATGGCGGCGCAAGTCGCGGCCAAACTCGTGGGCACATCCGCAGAGAAGTTGCTCTCGCGAGCCGGCCAAAAGGCCATCCGCTCCGCGACACAGGCCATGGTCGAGGGCGGCCTTTGGGGCGCCGGCCAAGAGGTGTCGAGTGCGACGCTCGCAAACCGGGACTTGACAGCCGAGTCATTTATATCGGCGGCCGGGCACGGCGCACTTCTCGCCGGAGCAATTGGCGGGGCTTTGGGCGCCGCGGAGCCAGTGTTCGGGAAGGCCCTGAGCGCTTTCGGCGAGCACGCACCCTTCGAAGAGAAGATTGCCAACGCGGCGGACGAGCAATATATCCGCGCATTGAGTCCGAAGAACCAGGGCATCATCAAAGAGATGAAGGAACGCTTTGGCGGCACGGACGCGCCTAAGCGGATTGCCGACCGGCTTCGAACGGAAGGCATCGTCAGCGCGGGCGACAACATTGAGAAGATTGCCGCCAAAGCCGCGAAAGCCGAATCATCGGCGATTGATGGGCTCTCTGAGATGGTCGACAAGGTCGGCGCCAAAGGAGTTCGCGTAGAGGACGCGCTCCAAGCATTGGAAGCCCGTGCCAAGCAATTCGAGTCCCATTTAGGATTCGCTTCTGCGGCCGGAGAGATTCGCTCCAAGATAAAGGAGATTGCGGACATTTACGGGCCGCGCGCCATGGCGGCTCCGGAGATGGCGGGCCGCGAAATTGGTGAGTATGAAATCCCCATTCGCGAGATGCTGGACCAGCGGCGCGGTTTGGAACGCACCATCAATTGGAACACGGACACCGTACGGGCGCAGGGCATCAAGGCTGCTGGCCGGACGATTGAAGACACCATCATGCGGGCCGGCGAAAACGCGGCCAAAGAGGCCGGCAACACAAGTTGGCTGGCCGATTACCAAGCTGCGAAGACAAGATTCAGCGAAATACGCTTTATCAATGAAACAGCTGAAGGTGCGCTCACTGCGAAGCTCCGGAACCGTCTGGCATCGCCTAGTGATATGGCGGCGGGCCTAATGGGGATGAACCTTGGCGAACATGTCGGGGAAGCAGCAGGACACGGAATCGCGGGCGGGATTGGTGGGATGCTGTTAGGGGCGGCACACCACCAGATTCGTCAGAGGGGTAATGCTACTCTCGCAGTGCTCCTCGATAAACTCGGGACACTTGGCGGAATGAGCGAGGCGCATGCCGGCTCAATGGCGCGGCTGGACTCGACCATCAAGTCTGCATTGAGTAGCTCTCCTGCGAAGGTAATTCCCATCGCTAAGAAGGACTATTCGCAGGCGCGGTTCAACAAGGAAGCCGAGCGCGTGATGGCCATGAACGCGGCGCCTGAGAGGGTGGCGGCGCACATGCAGAAACAGACCGCGAGTCTGACAAGCCACGCGCCGGAGATTGCCGAGGCCGTGAATCAAAAGAGTGTTGCCGCGGTGAAGTATTTGGGCACCAAGCTTCCCGCCAGCTTCACGGGCGCGAAGGCCGAGCCGACGTGGACCCCCAATGTGAAGAAGTCCGCCAGTGGGCCGGAGATGGTGACCTTCTTGAAAGCGAAGGACGCTGTTGAAGCCGGCCCCGAAGATATTTTCCGGGATGTCATGCGCGGCCACGGAGGATTGGTGGAAGCGGACGTCATGAAGAACGTCTACCCCGCGTACTTTGCGGAAGCGCAGCAGCGAGTGCAACTGGAGTGCGCATCGCGGATTCATCCGGTGCCGTACCAGACGGCGATTCGGTTGGGCATCCTTTTCGATGTTCCTACCACTGCTTCTCTCCAGGCGGACCTCATTCAGCAGGCGCAAATGATTTACGCACCCAAGCCCTCTACCGGAGGACCCGGAGCTCCCGGCGGAAAGAGCCGCGGCTCGACGCAAAAGCCACTGAAACTTGCTACAATGACTTCTGGAATGTTTGAACCGGCGGGCGACTTAGGAGGAGCGAAGAAATGAGTTCAGGAATCAGCGGGTCGTATGATGGTGAGGGGCTGAACGTTGCCGCGAAGTCCGCGACGGCGCCCGGCCCAGTGGCGCAAGCCTCTCCGGACGTGTGGGCCCAGGGGGCGGCCAACAACACCGCGCCGGGTGGGCAGGGGCGCCAGAGCAACATGCGGACGGACCGGCGCGGACGCCTGCGGACGTCCAATGAAGCGGCGCGTGATGGCGTGGCCCTTTCTGTTGGCGGCGGGGACCAGGTTCTCAACGTGTGCACCCGCTACTTTTGGGCAACGACTACGGGGGTTCTCGTGGTGCGACTCGCGGATGCCACGGCCGACGTCACGTTGGGCGGTATTTTGGCCGGCACCATGTATCCGCTGGCCATTGCCATCGTGCGGCAAACCGGCACAACGACCACGGGCGTTCTCCTCTTCTAAACCGCGTTGAATCTGGAGTCCTCCCGCAATGAGCCTCACCGCCGCCAACGCTCTGATTAGCATCCAAGATGGCATCCTCGCCCCCGTGAACTTGGCGGCCGGAGATATCGGGCTGTTCACGCCGGGCAACGACTTGATATTTGCCTTGCAATCCACCAAGTGGATTCAGCGGGCGGAGTTCACGCTGATTGCGCCCGGGTATCCGGGCCTGCATCAACAGTCGTTTAGTTGGCAACCGGGCCAGTACAACGGTTGGCGCATTCCGTTTCCGGCGTCCACGCTGGTAAGCGACGCGTCCGTTCTTGCCGGCATAAGTCTGGTGGTCACGGTCACGGATTCCTCTAGTAGTAGCATCACCGCAAATAACTTCCTTGAGTCCAAAGGGGGAGGCGCTGGCGGCGGCGCCGGAACCATCCTCGCCTTCACTACAAGTGCGCTCTCCGCGGGAGACGGAATCACCGGCGCGAACTCCGCCTCTACGGCCGACAACATCACGAAGGCGCTTCCCGCTGCACTGCTCAACACGGGCAAGGGATGGGGCGTGGCCCTCTTCCCGGCGCTCGCAAACACCTTTACGCTTTACGCCGGCGTGGGTGCAACGGTGCCGGGCTCCCTGATTGGGTTGACTGCGACGGGGGCAAAAGCTTACGCGGTGCTCGACACGAACGCGCGCGTGATTCGTTCCCTGAATCCGGAGCCGGCCGATTACGTCATCGGTGAGATTGACCCTAACGCGAATCTCCACATCGACCCGTTCATCCGGTTTGGCGGCACCATCGTCATCGGGAGTCCGGGGTACGAGTGCGACCGCACCGGCAACATCGACACATCGGCCGTCGTGCAAAAAGCTCTCGACGACGCATACAACCCGGCGCTCGCGGGGCTCCCGTACAACATGCGACCGGTCCACTTCCCGCGGGGTCGGTACCGTCTTGTGACCCCGGTGCAAATCAAGCAAAGCGGCGCCGTCATCGGAGGCGACGGCATGTACAGTTCGTACCTTGATGCCGCCTCTATGGGCGCCGGCCCCGGCCTGCACGCGAGCAATTACCAACTGCCGATGCCGCCAATCGTGGGCAACGGATTCGCGAGTTTAGCTAAAAGCATTCACATCGAGACGAACCTCGCTACGAATAACGAACCGTTTATGAAGTTTCGCGAGTTTGGGATGGGGGTCGATGTCGACGGCTTCACCGAGTTCACCGTCGAGATGATGGTGTGGGTTGACCCGGCAACACCCGAAGGCGGAGTGCTTTTCAGCAGCGCTGGGAAGCGGTTCCCTAGCGATCCAGCCATTGCGCCAGGCGCTCATTCCAATGCATTTATGTGCACAATGGATGGCAGCAACAGTGGCTGCTCCACCCGCGTCCACGTGTCGACGACGGGCTATGTGAACGCCAACTTCGCACCGTCCGGAGCCTGGACCGGATTCCCCAAAGGCCAGTGGGTTTGGTTCGAATTCAATGTCGGGCGCGGCTTCATGCGAACCTTCGTCAACGGCTGGAAGCTGTCGTTCCTCACCGCGGTTGGCAGTATAGTGCAGGCCGATTGGGAGAGCGTGAATCTCGGGGTCGGATTCAGCGACTTTTTCGGAACGGGCTTCAGCAATGTGGTGGCCACCGCAAACATCGGCTACCTGCGCGTCTCTAAGACGGTGAGAAACCAGTTTGACGGGAGCGCCAACTACACCCAGGTGTACACGCCTCCGACGGTGCCACCCCCCATTGACGGTCTGACCACCTTGATGGCCGACTTCCAGATTACATCTGGCGCGTTCAACAACTACCGGGCCATCATTACGAAGGCGTCGGCATTGCCTGCAGTGGAGACCTCGTGGCCCCAGCACTGGGCGCCGACGTCGACGCAGGCGCCGTACACTGCGCTCTCGCACATCGAGATAAGCAACCTAAACATCTTCAGCCCGGCGGGTCCGGCTCTCGAGCTGCAAACGGTGAACGAGTCAATCATTCACGACTTGAGTCTCATCGGAAAAACGGGCGTCTTCTGCGAGAACAATTGTTTCAACCTATATCTAAAACGCATCTACGCGGCGGCGTCGACTCCCGACCTTGCCCGCATCGGCATCAACATGGGCGACAGCGCCTACGAGTCCAGCGCTGACGATTGCCGCATCACGGCTTTTCGATACGGCCTGCTTTGCTTGAGTGCAACTGTTATCCAGAATGGCTATTACATCGACAACACGCAGTATGGCATCCTCGCCATTACGGCCGCCAATCTTGTCGTCAACGGCCTCTCGATATCGGATGAAGGCGGCGGGTTCGTAAACCCCCTGAGTAGCATCGGCCTCATTCGATGTGGGGCCGTTACCATCAGCGGCTGCAGCCTGCTGGTTGCTACCGGCACGGGCCCGGTCATCCACGCCGAGGATGGTATTATTTTTTTCCACCGGTGCGACATTACGTTCCCCGGCACCTCGCTTGGTTGGCACGGCCCCTTCACCTCTCCGGTCGCCCCCGGCAACTATTGCTTCGACATGCGCATCATCGACCCTAACTACGCGATGAGTGTGCACGCCCCAACGTTCGAGGCCTCGTTCAACAGCTTCGGCGTGTTCCCCGGCGTGGAGGCACTGATTATTACTCCGACGTCCACGGCGGACATCGAGTGGAACATCATGCCGCGCGCCGTGTTCAAGAAGATTACCATCCCCATGGCGGATGCGAACCAGGCCATCACGGCCGACCAGTACCTCAGTGGGAAGTTCATTTTCACCGGCGCATTGACGGCCAATCGGACAGTGACCGTGCCCCTCAACCCGACCGGCATGAAGACGTTCTTCAACAATACGACGGGTGGCTTCAGCGTCATCGTAAAGACCACGACGGGCGCCGTCACGAATACCATCCCGGCGGCGGCGACATGGGGCATGGCCGGAGACGGAGCCGAGCTCCGGCATATCACTTGAGGGCCTGCAAAATTATAGATTGTATGCTAGTGTAATATACATGTAAGCGCGCGTGGCCTTTCGACTTTCTTACCAACCACCGCCCGCGTTCGCCACGGAGTGCTACAATGACTGAGACACATCCTAACGAAATGCGCCTTTCAGAACACAACGTATTTGCGACGGTTACCGCCGCATTATTTGGAGCATTCATGCCGGCCGCCGTTGTGGACGTTGGTGGAAAAGTTGCCATCGCCTTTGCTTGCGGCTTTGTCTCGCTTGCAGGTCAAGCGCTTTGGCGGGCATGCGTTCGGAAGTGGTATGACGTTCGTGCCACGAGGGTTCCCAAATCAGGTAGAGGTTTGCCATGAAGGAATGGTTCCTAGGGAGAGGCCAGACACTGATTAGCCTCGTGGTCACCATCGTTGCCGTTTGGGGTAGTGTGGCGATTGCAAAGCGGTACCCCGCGGACGCGAGCACTTGGTTGGTGCCGGTGCTCGCCACGTTGACGGCGCTAGCCACCGGGCTTGGCCGCGCTCTGATTGAGCCCAAGAAAGAAGACCCTAAATGAAACTCAGTTTTGGAATCGCAGTGGGCGCCCTGATTGGCGGATGCTTCGCCATGGCGTGCGCCGGAAATGCGGGCATCGCGGTCAAGTATGCAGAAGAGCAGAAGCTATGCATCGACAAGGCCGCTACCCGCGCGGAAGCGGACATCTGCCGATGCAAAGTGGCGGTGGCTTACAACCACGCTTGCGTTGATGTCATCACTGTTACTGAGCGTGCCGATGCAGGAGGCCCCAAATGAGTTTCGAAGACGAAGTTATTGCGCTCCTGCCGTTGGCAGCCCCGCTGGCGGAGAAGGTGATTATCGCGTGGGCGACCGAGCTATTGAACTCGGGCAAGAATCCAGCGGCGGAGTTGGAGGCCCTGCTCGACTCGGCGGACGCGGTGGCCGACGCCTACGAGGATGCGAAGTTTGGGCCGGTGAAGACGTGAGGGCCGCGGTCTACAAGGCTTGGCGGGCCTACAACAAGGATCTTGAGGGGATTCTGAACTTCCCCTACGCCGACGTGAAGAACCTCATCACCACGGCTATGGGGTGCAAGATTGACCCTGTCGAGGATGCCCTCAAGCTCCCGTGGTGCCTGATTCCAAGCTGGCGCAGGGCGACGAACGACGAGGTCTTGAAGGCCTGGCACGCCGTCAAGAACGACCCCCGCAGCGCCTCAGAGGGGTGGACGCACGCCATCAAGATTCCGGAGAACAACATCCGGCTTCACGACGAGCATGTGGACGCCCTGATTGACGCCCGGCTTGACGGCTTCAACACGCAGCTGGCGAAGAAGTTCCCGGCTTTTGAGGAGTGGCCGGCCGACGCTCAGCTGGCCGTCCTGAGTATGGTGTGGGCGCTTGGTTTTGAGGGGCTTGTCTCCAAGTTCCCGAAGTGCTGTCGCGCGCTTGCCGCTGAGGACTTCAAAGGCGCGGCGGCGGAGTGCAAGATGACCCCTGAAGCGGGGAGTCTTATCAAGCGGAACGCGCTGAACAAGGAGCTGCTCCTCAACGCTGAGGCATGCATTGAGGACTCCGGGGACCCCGAAGTGCTGGTGTGGCAGCCCTAAATGTAATCGGTGCTGGCTTCTCTCACGAGGAGCCAATCGAAATTCATTTGGCCTTGTGCATCTTCCCACACGAAATAAATCCACCTCATGTGAGCCCCAAGCTTGCGTAGAGTTGTTTCATGATTGAATCCTCGCTCTCGGATAAATCGCTTCTCATGCCGGTTTCGGCGAACCCGCCAATGGTGGACTCCAACGCGTCGAGCTTGGAGAGCACGACTTCTGCGACAAGTTCGTCGGCGGTGCCGCGTGCGATGAGGTATTGAATCAGCACCGGGTTCTTCTGCCCGAACCGGTGAAGCCGGGCCTCCGCTTGGAGGAGCTCGTGGGGTTCGTAGGTTAGCTCCACGAACACGGCCACATCGGCGTACGACAAGTCGATGCCGGTGGAAGCGGCGTCAATGGTGGCGCAAAGCAGGGATGAAGACTCGGCTCCGGAGATGCGAAGCCCGAAGAGGGTGCGTTCCCTGGTGGCCTGAGAGACGCCCCCGTGAATGACGGACCCGCCTAGCTCCCGGGCCAGGTAGTCGGCGACCGCGCGGCGGTAGGTGAAGACAACTACCTTGGAGCCGGCATCCAGGTGCGATTGGATGAGCGGGATGGCGCTGTCTTTGAGCTTGGCGTCGGCTGCCACTGCGAGAGCGGCCCGGAACGCCGTGGTGTTGGAGATGCTTGCGACCAGAGCCCCGGGCTTGGAGATGTCCACTCGGATGGCCTGTCGCGTCTTGGCCGGAAGTTCGAGGGCCACGTCCGTCTTGGTGCGGCGGAGCATGATGTGGTTCAAACGGTCACGGAGCTCGGGGAGTCGGCTCTTGCCGTCGAAGTTCCACACGACCTTCTCCGGGGTGACCTGCTGCTTCTCGGCGCCGCAATACCGGAGGCCGAAGTTGAAGAAGGAACTGCCGAAGCGGTCCGGCACGATGGTGTCCAAGATGCCCCAGAGGTCGCGTGGCCGATTGGTCATCGGGGTGCCTGATAGTCCCCACACGTAATCGGCATCCTTGGAGACGAGCTTCGCGGCTTTCGTGCGTTTGGTCTCCGGGTTCATGAGGTAGTGGCACTCGTCGAAGATGACTACTTCGGGGTTCCACGTCTTGAGGATGTCGGCCCACGCATGCAAGATGTCGTAGTGGCAAATGATGATGTTGAATATGTTGAGAGGCTCATCACCTTTTACCTTGATGCCCCTGCATTCATATACGGAGCCAGTCATACCCCATTTGCCGAGCTCCCCCTTGTCATGGGGATTCATCCACACCCCGCGCACGTAGGAGGGCGGGACGATGAGCACCCGCTTACTTGTAATAAAGGACATCGCCGCGTTGATGGCGGACGCCGTCTTCCCCAACCCCATGTCGTCGGCGAGGATGGCGCGCTTTGTGCTCTTCAAGAATAGCACTGCGTCCTTCTGGTACTCCCGCAGTCGGGGTTCGTACCATTGCCCGCCGTGGGCAAATTTGGTCTTCGGGATGAGGAGGTCGCGCCCCTGAAATGCGATGGGATTTAGGCCCTTCTTTTTCACCATGTATTGGATGGCGCAGGCGATGGCGTCAGGACTGCCGGCAATTGCCTTTGAAGAAAACTTGGCGCAGCCGGGGATGGCGCGTGCCGCTTCAAACATGGCGGGGGAGTAGGAGTCGTGGGTGAGGGTGAAGGTGTTGTAGGTGTTGGGTTGGACTTTCATTATTTAGTCTGTAGCTTCCGTGCAAATAAGAGTCAAGAATTATTTATTTGCTTCCAACATTTAGGGCACGGTTGAATGCGCGTGTCCTGTTCCACGCACGACTTGGCATGTTCTATGTCTTGGAGATGCCAGTCAAACCAAGATATTTTGGCGCCGCAGTAGGCGAGGCCTTTCTCTTTGGCTACATGCTTCTCCCACTCTTTCATTTAGCCCTGAGTTCTTCTTGGGGAACTTCACTGAGGGCGCCGTCATCCCGAAGTTTCTGCAGAATGCGCTCTCCTCCAGCTTTTCCGTAGGCTTCAAGGATTGATTTCTTGGAAAGCCGCTCGATGTTTTTGGTGACCAGCTCGAGCACCTTGCCATCCGGCCGCTCGATTATCTCGCCGGCGCGGACGTCTTCGCGGATGGTGGCAAGGGCTTGCTTCTCGAGCGCATTCCACTGGCTTCGAAGCTGGTGAAATTGCCCCGCCGTGAGCGGCTCTTGGCGCTTCACGAGAGCCGCCCCCAACACTTGGCCTGCAGCGGCAATCAGCTCCCCCTGCTTGGCCGGGCAGCTACTACGCGCAGGGCAGAACTTGCACTCGCTCCCGGTGCGGAGAAAGCCGGAATTCACGAGGCGGTAGGCGGACCAGAGCTGATGCCGGAATCGGTCCAGGCTTACCGCTTCGGCATACACAATCGGCGGGACGTTGCGCGGGGTGTGGAGGACCGCGACGGCGTCGGCTTCCCACATTGCGGCCAGCGCCTGCATCTGCTCCAGCTTGGCCGGGTGGATGTAGTACTCCTCGTGCTCGCCGGTCTTGTGGTCCAACACGACACGGAAGATTCCTGTAGGCGTCTCCGCCTCGAGGATGACGTCGGCGGTGCCCGCGAGTTCGTGGGGTGCGAGGTCTACGTATTCGTGGTCACCGTCCGGGTCGCGGAGGGTGATGTTGCGGATGCCGCCGCTGCTTTTAGTCAGGTCCAAGCATCGGCTGGTTTCCACTTCGACGACTTTGAAGGAGAGGCCGAAGGGGTTCCCAGAAGGAGAACACCAAACTTGTAACTCCTCGTGGGCGAGGAGGACGTGGTCGACCAAGTCGTTGTCGTCGTCTGCCCGAACGAGGAGCGTCTCCCATTTTTCAGACGGAGCGCGAAGTTTGGAGGCCATCAAGTTGTGGAACTTAGTTCCGTAGATGGCGGCCTCTCCCGCCTCGCTGGTCTCGGTCTCTGTCTCTTCGGAGAAGGGGCGCGGGCACTGCAAGAGCAGTGCGGTCTTGGATGCCGTCTTCTGAATCGCTGCGTCGCTCATGCTTAGACCTCCTTTCCGAATATGAGGCGGTACGTCTCTCGGATGTACCGGCGGAGGAGGGCAGCGGCCTTTGACCCATCGCGTTGCGCGAGGAGGTGAAGTGCCTTCGCCTCTTTTTCCGTGAGGCGGAAGGACATCTGTTGCCCATATGCCTCGCGGACTCGAGTAGCGGTGGTTGACTTGGACATGCAGATAACATAGATTGTCCCTACGATGCCGTCAAGTAATGAAACTCTCGCGGAAGTCATCCAGTTGGTGCAAGCGAAGTTGGTGACCGGGCCGAGGAAGGGAGTGAAGGCAAACTTGACGAACGCCAAAATAATTCTTGAACTGGACTCACGTTGGGTTGGCGTCATTGCGTGGGACGAGTTTCAGGGGTGCATCGTCAAGTTGAAGTCCGCCCCGTGTGGGGGTGGTGTTGGTGCCTGGACGGACATTGACACGGTGCGCGTGACCGATTGGATTTCAGTTCACTACAAGCTGGACATTTTGAAGGGCATCGTGGTGGACGCCATTCGCTTGGTAGGGGACCGCCACATCATCAGTCCCATGGCGGATTGGCTTCGCGGACTGAAGTGGGACGGTGTCAAACGAATTGACCGTCTCTTCGTGGATTACTTTGGCGCTGAGGACAACGTGTACATTTGCGAGGTCGGGAAGAACCTCATGATTGGCGCCATCAATCGGGTGCTCACGCCCGGTGTCGCGTTGCATGAAGTTGTCATCCTCGAAGGGAAGCAGGGCGCCGGCAAGTCGCGCGGCATCAAGGTGCTCTTCGGCAAGGAGCTCTTCTCGGATACGCCGCTCGACGTTGGAAACAAGGACGCTTATTTGGCGATGCGCGGTAAGTGGTGCGTCGAGCTCGGGGAGCTCTCGAGCATGAGCAAGACGGATGCGAACGCCATGAAGGTGTTTGTAAGCAGTCCGACCGACAGGTTCAGAGTACCGTACGGTCGGGAGCCAGAAGACATGCCCCGACGATGTGTGTTCATCGGCACAACCAATGACTCGGAATACTTACAGGACTCTACAGGTAACCGCCGCTGGCTACCTGTTGAAGTCGGTATAGTCCTCTGGGATGCCATCGAAAGGGACCGAACCCAACTATGGGCTGAGGCCTTTGAGCGCGCCGCCTCTGGGGAGGATTACTGGCTTACCCCCGCGGCGGCCTCTCACGCCTTCAAGGAGAGGGGTCGGCGGCATTCTGAGGACCCGTGGCAACCCACCATTGAAGAGTGGCTGGAGAGGCAGCAGGAGCCCCCTACGTCGACCGCCATCCTGGAAGGTGCCATCGGAAAGTCCCCGAAGGACATCACCCGGGCAGACCAATCGCGAATTGGCCGGATAATGCAGGCACTTGGTTGGGCGCCTCGCCAGGCGAGTACCGGAAAGCGCGCATATCACAAGGTCAACAACGGGGTGGGTGGGTAGTTGTGACGACGGCGCCCTGCCTTTTTGGCTCTTCTAACTACATAACAACTATAACTACATCTCTATATAGAGAAGAGAATAGATAATTATTATATAATACATATAGAGTACAGAGGCCCCTTTTGCTCGTGTATGTTGTGGCATGGTTCTTGGTGGCATGGTCCTTTCCGGGCCGATCGGTTGAAGTGAGGCCGATAAATAATTCACTTCTCGCCTTGCATCCTGAATCAAACGGGATACATTTAAATCACAAGACGCCGCCGCCACCCACCAACGAAAGCAAACACCATGAGCACCCTCTCTAAGAAATACGCCGCCGAAGCCCTCTCTGAATTTCAGATGGCGAAACTGTTTAAAGCAGAGAACGATTCGACCGGTTACGAGTACTGGTCGACGAAAGCAAAGTACTCACTTCGCAGCATGAAGCTGGCAAAGTTGGTCGGCCTATGAGAACCGTAAACCTCTCCCGACAAGAATCCACCCTCTACGCCTTCGACGACTGCTACCACGACGAGAAAATCAAGGAGCTGCGTGTTGCGGCCAACTACCACGAGGAGACCGTCGAGCTTTGCGACCACGAGGGGTTCGTCCTCCGTGTGTTCGAGGTGACGACGTGAGCAGCGTGCATCTCGTGGTGGACCGCTACTTCCGCCTCCGCCGAGCCGCCAAGAGTCTTGGCCTGAAGACGCATTGGTGGTGGAGTAATTCAAGATTGCTGCGTGAGCTGTTCGACTTTCGGTGCCGTCAAGAGGTCGAGCGGTGCTTCGTCAAGCGGCCCGTCCTATTGGATTTTCGTAGCTATCTCGCAGCACGCAGAGCGGAGAAGAAGTAATGCCCCACGCAGCTTCCGAGATTTCCGCAGCGGAGTTCATGCGCCTCCTTGTCCTGGGGAGTCCCAAGGCTGGTAAGAGCTGCAGCGTCATTGGCACCGCGCCCGGCTTCTCCTACGTCATCAACAGCGACGACAAGAACTCGCTCCGTCCGGTGCTCGAGTTCTCAGAGGAGTTCGAGTTCGACATGGTCCTCGGCGACAACCTCCGAGACATCGAGAAGGCGCTCGCGACCGCTAAGGCAGGCGTAGCATCTGGCCGCTACCAAACAATTATTTGGGACACCATCACTAAATATTGCTGGCGCGCCGAGAAGGTATTTGCTAAAGCTACAGAGAACAAGGATGGGGAACCCGATGGGAGAAGGTATCACCCGAAATTTCGGAACCACATCCTCAACATCATTGACCGCCTGTTTGAGCTGGACGCCCACGTCATCGTCAACAGCCACTGGGCCGACGTGGGCGGTGCCCCGATTGACAACCAGCTTGACAAGGATGGCGAGGGGATTGCACCGATGCTCCCTGGGCAACTGAGAATTCACGTGCCGGCCGCCTTTCAAGATGTCGTCTTTCTCGAGCGCAAGGGAACCTCGAGAAACTTCATCACCAACGCCGCGGGGGTCTGGTCCCCCGGCGCCCGAAATCTTCCCGGCATGTCTATTTTGCCGGCTAGCATAGAAGCCGTGTGGGCCTCTATGAAGACACACAACGAAACCATCGACACCAAAGTCGACACGTCCAAGAAAGAACCTACCAAATGAGCAACGAAATTCAGTTCAGCCCCATTGAAGTTGGCAACATGTCCGAAATTCCGCCGGATGCTCCGGTCGGACAATGGGTCACGAGCCAGCGCGTCAAGGTGCGCGTCTCCGCCAAAGGTGACCCAATGCTGGTCATTGACTTCAAGTTGGAAGAGGCCCTCACGGAGGGGAACGAGAGTTCCGTCGGAAGCAAGGTGACGCAATTCCTCGTCATCCGCGGAGCCAATCATCAGTACGTCAAGATGTACCGGCAGCAACTGAATGACCTTTGCGAAGGTCTGAAGATTCAGGTCCCCCGGTTCACCACTCTCCAGAACGCGTCCGACTTCGACGAGTTCATTGCGGAAGTCGAGGGCGTCAAGGGCACGCCGTGGACGACGCACAAGACGGACAAGGCGACCGGCGAAGTGCGCACTGAGATTTCGTTTCGGGCACCGCGCGGGACAGTGAGCGCGGCCTCTGAGGAATCGGAGACTCCGAAGAAACGCTCGAAGCGCGGCTAAGACTCAGAATGCCGACCTCTCCCCATGAATTTGGGTGATGAATTCTTACTGAGGCGAATGTCGGCCATGGCCTCAGCAGTGGCTCACGCTGTAGCGGTTCCCAACGTCGGGTTATGAAGTGAGCGTGACGTGACAGCCCGGAGAGACGGGCATTTAGCAAGGGTCGAATAGCTAGGCGGTGGTTCCCTCGTGGCGATGAGGGCTTCTGACCATTCCTTGTTAGGCGGCTTGGAGAGTTCGACCCTCTCCCCTTGCACTGGAGGTTTCATGAGTGAAGATAGAGGGCGTTTGGCCCACCTGCCGCAAGACCTAACGATTCTATTCGTCGCCTTGCGCGTGTGTGGTGTCATCGATTGGAGTTGGTATTTACTCTACCTCCCGTTGCTTCTAAGCTACGGGATTGTAACTGTAATACGGGTGCTGCGATGAACGATTTAGAGATGTTGAATCACGTGCTCGAGAACGGGACGCTGAGCGCCAAGGAGCTCGAGGCGTTCACGGACATGGCGTCGCACTTAGCTGCGTCGGGCAAGTTCACGTTGAAGCCCAAACAGAAGGCGTGGGTCGAACGAGCGAAGGAGCGGATTGGCAAGGAGCTATTGCCGATGGTCGTGGGACAAGAGTGCACTGGACGTAAGCCGGCAAGCAAAGACCGCGAGTTCGCTCTCAAGGAGAAGCCCTGCCTCACCGTCAATTGCGGGCAGCTTCCGCTCTTTCCGCCAGGAGGGTCGTCGAACAGTCCGCGGCACAACGCGCGATGAGTAGGACGACCCAAGAGTGGGGTCAGGTTCTTGAGATGGCGACGGTGAAGGCGTTCGATAAGGGCGCCGCCGCGAGAGAGCGGCGCATTATCGCTTGGCTTCGCAAGCCTTCCGAAGACGGAGTCGAATGCAGTGCGGACCGCGAAGTGTTGGCCCAGAGGCTCGAGAGAAAGGAGCACCTAAAGTGAAAGATTGTGGATTCGATATTGCATCGAATGGGGTCGGCGGATGTTGCGACAAGCATCGCGCATTGAAGTCGGTAGACCCCGTGGACCATCCCTCCCACTACACGGCCCACCCATCTGGCGTGGAGTGCATCACCATCACGGAGCACATGACCTTCAACCTAGGCAACGCCATCAAATACATTTGGCGGGCCGGCATCAAGGACTCGCAGAGTCATCGGGAGGACCTGAAGAAGGCGGCATGGTATGTGGCCCGGGAGATTGAGCGCGTGAGCAAATCATGATTCTCTTTGACTCCACTCAGCAAGACGACGCGCCCGAGACTCCTCGCGTTTACACCCCGCTTATCGTCCGCATCCCCATCGACGTCGACCCCTCCGACATCCTCAATGACTTTGAACCCAACCCAATCACTCCGAGAATCAACCGCTATGCAAGCCTCCAAAATCTTCGTCCTCGATAGCGGCTACGTGCAACTCACCCAGCAATGGGGGTCCGACGAAGACATCGTGCGTGCCGCGCGCATGTCTACCAACAAGGGTTTTCAGGGGTGGGGCGTCGCCACCAATCCGGGGGACGAGAAACTCCTCGCCTACCTTTGGAACCAAGAGCCAAAACACACCTCGCCGTTTGAGATGGGCGGCATCACCATCGAGGTGCAGGCCCCGCTGTTCGTCTTCCGCGAGTGGCATCGTCACCGGACGCAGAGCTACAACGAGATGTCCGCGAGGTATGCGCCCATGCCGGACAATAACTATCTGCCAACTGTAACCAGAGTGGTTGCTGGAGGCGGCGACCATCTGAACAGGAACAAGCAAGCGCAGGGCACGTCCCGTTTTCCCATCACGAGGGCGACGGCCACGGAGGATATCCAGGAGCTGGAGGCGTACTTCAAGGCCGGCCAAAAGCTCTACGAACGTCTCCTGGCGCGGGGATGGCCCAAGGAGCTGGCGAGGGGCCCGGTGTCCGTGTTCCGCTACTCCCGGATGTGGGCAAGTGCGAACCTGCTGAACTGGATGAAGTTCCTCACGTTGAGGGAGGACATGAAGGCGCAAGAGGAAATCCGGGTGTACGCCAACGCGGTGCATCAGGTGTTGTTGCCGGTGTTTCCGAGGACGATGGCCTTGTTTGAAGAGAAGAAGCGGGCGTGAATGGCCTTCCTAGATTTGGACGAGGCGCTTGAAGAGCTTGGGCATTCCGGTTCTTGGCAAAATCAGACAGAAGCAGTGGCGGCGCGCCAGACTGAGAACAGCGTCAACCGCTGGAGAGAGAAGGGGAAGTTCATTGCCCACTTTCCAGAGGTCAAGGCCAGGTCAAAAATTAGACGGCGTGCCAGCTATCTTCGTAATTACGTGCGGCGGCCACGCGATGTGTCGGCGCCGAGATGTCATCCCGATTTACCGCATAAGGCGCATGGGCTCTGTTGGAGATGTTACCGCATGACGAAAAATAGTGGAGAAGGGCGCTTCTATTGGCACTTGCCTGCCCAGATACATCGTCGTTGTTACGCTTGGGAGCTGTTGGAGCAGAAAGCCGCGACCCGATTGGCGCATCAACGAGCAGAGAAATGGGCCTGATTTCCCTCATTTAAAAGTATTTGAGATTTATTTATCCTCGCTCCTTGCGCATTATTTGGGAGAGCCTATAGTGATTGGTGTGGGGAGCAAGTCGCTCTCCCGAAAAAAGAAAAGGCAAACATCATGAACTCCTCCAAGACCCTGAACCTCGTCATCGGAAATCGCAGCACGGGCGCCACCATCTCCAACCACCTCACGAAGTACAACACGGAGTTCGAGCTCATCGTCCTCGCCAAAATCGCCATCAAGAACGGGATGGTCGCCAAGGTGTGGGACCTTGCGAAGCTTGACCCCATCTTCGAAGGCTGAGAAAGCCCGGCCCCGAAAGGGGCCAGCGGGCGACCGCGGAGGAGAGGAAGATGAGTGAGCCCATCAGGGTGATTTGGAAGAGCAGGCCACTCCCGCCCAGGCCGGAGATGCCACGATGTCCGCGCCGTGGCAAGCTTGTGAATGCGAAGAACAAGCGGAATTCGGGGGCGCCAGGTGTACCGTGATTTACTGGACTGCTTCATGTGCGCAGTCGTATTTGGCGGCATTTCAATGCTGCTGTTCCTAAGCTGTCAGGAGTTATTGAGATGAATGCGTATTGCAGTGTGTGTCAGCGGCCGCTTGAGTGCGGACTGAACTATACAGAATCGTGTATCAACCATCCGGAGGCGCCGGTGGACCACACGCCCGGGCCTCCTGAGGAGCCTATCCCCAGCACGGAGACTCAGGTTACCTCTGAGGACTTCCTTCCCACCTCCTCGGAGGCCACTGGCCGCTCGGAGTTCTTCAAGGCGATGGCCTTCGAGGCCGACCGGCGGGTGAAGGAACTCGAACAGAAGCAGGCTACGCTTGAGGCTCGGGTTGAAGCTGCAACCACCAAGGTTACAGTTTTAGAGGAGGCGCTGAATGTCATTGCTAAGCGAGCCGCAATGTGGGTTGACCAACACTGGGCTGCGGACCCCCTCACGTCGGACGCAGTGGCCGCCATGTTGGCCATACTTGGGGCGGCCAAAGGGGTCTTGTTCAAATAATATTTGACTCTCAAATAACTCACGCTAGGATGATGGTCATGAAGACGCTAATTGTTGCTCTAGGAATTCTCGGTCTGGTTGGTTGCGCGGCTCCTGCTGCTACGGCAGATGCCCCCGCGGAGAGTTCGAGCTCCTCAGAGCTTCGCGCTTCGTGCGTTGGGGAGTTCGCCCAGGTGGTGTACGAGGAGACCCGCGAGGAGGTGGCCCATTCCGTGATTGCTACCATCCACACTGCCGAGCATGTTGCGTACCAGCTTCCGGCGTTCGACCAACAGCCGGGCCGCACTGTTGCCACGGTCTCTTGCTTCACCGGTAGCTATGCGGTGTTCACTCGAAGCACGGTGATGCCGTGAACACCGTCTTGAAGATTCTCGTCGCGCTCATCCTGTTGCCGATGGCTGCCTGCGGAGCCTTTACGTGCATCGCGCTCCCCATGGCCGGAGCCGTGAAGGCCTCGAAGGAGGTAAAGCCGTGAGTTGGTGCGAACACGAGTGCGACTTTTGCGACCCAAAGAAGTGCGCAAAGATTCGTCACGACGAGCTTGCGAGCGAGCGGGCCGCGGGGCGGAGGGATGCGATTGCGGAGGTAGTAGCCAATCTGCGCCTGCGCGTGACGCAAAAGCTAGAGCAAGCGCGCGCCAATGAATTCAATGTCGGGCTGGTTCAGATTCTAGGGGAAGAGGCCGATGCCAGCGACTTCATCGCCGATTGGATTGAAGGAGGCTGCAAGTGAAACCCGAAGATTTTCCCCAATTCGACGACCCGCGCGTGCGGGAGGTGATGGCGGCGGCTTCGAACCTGGTGGAGTGGCTGACAACGGCGAAACAGGGCAGCGGCTGGATGTCGGTCTCAGATGAAACGGCTGAATTCATCGACCTCAAGACGGCCCTCTTCGCCGCGCAGCACTCACGACCCAAGGAGGTCAACATCGATTGCCCCGCGTGCAAGTCCCCCCACATTGACGAGGGCGAATGGGCGACAACGCGATTGCACAAGACGCACCAATGCCAAACGTGTAAGTACGAGTGGAGGCCGTTCCCGTACCATACAGTGGGCGTTGCGCAGCACTCGAAGCCGAAGGAGCCTAGCCTCATCGAGCGACTCGTAGAGGAGATGATTGCTGGCGACGAAGAGGCCATGCGGAGACTTCGCCACGCTTTCTTCGAAGGGAAGGCGACGCCATCGCATTCTGACCATGGCATGATGTGCGCTTGCCCGAAGTGTGTGTATAAATGACCCGCGACCGACTCCTTGCGTTGCTGAAAGAGCTGGAATGCGCCGCGGAGGCATATAACGACGGGTACTCCTGCGCCGAGTTGAAGTCCGCCATCGACTGGCTTGAAAAACCAGACGCAAGATTCGACGTGACGGTTGGAGAAGTGCTTGACGATTTATTCGGACCTGCTAAATAATATTTACTAGCCACTGAGCAGCGAAGCTGAAAGTCGCTCCGATGAGGAGTAGGAGGGGCGGGTCCTCCAAGTGGCGCGGGTTGGTTACTCCACGGCATATGCACATAACCCCCTATGGCACCGAGGGAAAATCTGGCGCCAATGAACGTGTCGTCTAAGTAGACTAGGACACCGAGCAAGCGGCCCCGCCCTCGGAAATTCAGGTGCAAATCCTGAGGCGTTCACTTAGGGGCGCTACCCTTGGAGGGCTGGCCAGAGCGGGTTCGAATCCCGCGCGCTCCACTGAGCATCGGTAAGCGTTTTCGCGTGCACACGTCATACGCCGAGTCCGTGTAAGCCTCTTCAATTCTCGCAGTGCGTCAAACCTGAGCGCACTCTGCGTCATTTTTATTATTTGAAGTGGCCTTGACTCTAATATTTGAGAAGCTACTATGTTCTTTATGAAGAGCGCGGTGCAAATGAGTGAGTGCGTGACCATCAAGTCGGGTGGCAAAACCTACATCCGCGGCCAGTGGTTCATGGCGTGGATTGCTGCGACACCGAAGGTTCTCAAGCAGGGCGGGACTGCAACGCATGCGGGCATCACCTGGACTTGGTAGGAACGGGGGCGTCGGCCCTCTTCGCGTCAGACAACGTTGTCATCTTCTCGCACTGCGTTAAATAGCATCTTCAAATGAATGTGAACACCATGAATCGAGTCGAAGCCAAAGCGCTCGGAGCGCATTGCGGCGCCTGCCCCAACAACAAGGGCCAGCTTGTGAGCTCAGCGCCTCCTTCTGGCAAGATAAGTCTCGTCATTGTTGGGGAGCATCCGACTCGGGTGGACGAAAAGATGAACGCTCCGTTCAGCGGAGCGCCCGGGCACTTTCTCGATGATCGGCTTCGGCGGGATGCCAAGCTCTCGAGAAGCTCAACGTACGTTACCAATGCCGCGCTCTGCCGAGGAGATTCAGATGACGACAACGAACGTGCCGCCGAGTGTTGCGCGCCTCGCCTTCTCAAAGAGCTTGCTGCGACGGATGAAGGGGTTCCTATTGTGGCTCTTGGTAAAGCCAGCCTTCGAAGCATCCTCGGGGTCCGGAATATACTCACTGCCCGTGGTTTCATTTGGACCGTCGCTGAGATTGAGGAGAGCCGCATCAAAGCCGCCTATAAGAATAAGGCAGACGGCATCCTCAAGGGTGCCACGTTGCGTGCCCGGCAAGTATTGTTCGGACGATTGGTGCTCCCGTCGATTGCCCCGTCATTCGTGCTTCGTGCGGACACCTGGAAGCCTATCTCCGAGCTCGACTTCCGGCGCATCGGCCGTGTCGTGCATGGTGAGGTACGTGCCCCGTATGAGGACCAGGTAGAGTACACCGTGGGCGGGCCGGAGGTGCTCGAAGGGCTTGGAGATACCGTAAGCTGCGACATTGAAACGACTGGCATCAAGCCGCTCGAGACGAACATCCTCAGCATCGGATTTGCCGACAAAGACGGACACGTCTCGGAGATTTGGCCATGGTCGGATGCGTATGCGAAGCGCGTGAGTAACGCCATGCGGCATCGGATGGCAGTGGTGTTCCACAATGGGAACAACTTCGACTTGCTCGTGCTCGAGAATCACGGAGTAAGCTGGTGAAGCTCGTCGAGATAGCGGAAGCTGTTGAGGCGCTTCGTTCCGAGAACCGGACCGTGGCAGTGATGTACATGTCCACCGCCTACTTCACGGAGCTCACGAAGCTTATCCCCATGCGTGAAGCGAAGCCGGGCGAGGCGACGGGGTTGCGCTATTTGGACATCCCGGTCCACATTGACAACATCAGTGGTTACAAGCTCATTGCGCTCGACGCGGACGGCTACCCGGTGCTCACCTTCAAATGAAGTTTGCCAACGTGCATGACACGCTTCTTGCCCACCACGCATTTGCTTCTCATTTGCCGCAGCGACTTGACCATGTGGCCTCTTGCTACACGGACAGTAGGCCGTGGAAGCAGGTCTTCAAAGGTGGAGACAAGGACGAGAAGGGCACCACGCCCGATAAGCTCGATGGTGACACCCTCTGCCAATACAATGCCAGCGACGCGATTCTCACCATCCGGGCTTGGGAGCGGATGCAAGGTGACTTGGGGCCCGAACGGCATGTGTACGAGCACGACCGGCAGTTGGCCGCCGTTTGCCGAGAGATGATTCGGACCGGCATACATGTTGACCTGCAGAGAAAAGCGGAACTCACCTCCGAGCTCGCAAGCCGCTGTAGCATGTTGCAGTGTGAGCTCCGCGGGATGGTGAACGACCCCGTCCTCAAGCCCGGGAGTCACAATCAAATCCGCAGGCACATGTTTGGCACGTTGGGTGCCCGATACGTGAAGGTGACCGCCAAGGGCCTGGCCTCCACATCCAACGAAACCCTTGAGGGGCTTCGGATGGGGGGCAACGAGGAGCACGCGGCGTTCGCGACCGCGCTTCTCAACTGGCGCGTTGCGGCCAAGGTCAAGAGCACCTACATCGATGCGATTGGAGGAGCCGGCAACAAGGCCGTCCACCTAAAGAACGGCAGAGCTCATTTCAACTGGAAGCCGTTCGGTACCGTGAGCGGGCGACTCTCATGCCGGTTCCAATCCGTGCCCCGGTACGACCCTGCCAATCCGGAGTCCCGGGTGCGGGAGATGTACACCGCAAGCCCGGGCAATGAGCTGGTGTACTTCGACGTGAGCCAGGCCGAGATGCGGCTCGCCGCGTACCTCTCCAACGACACCAACTTCATCGAGGCATGTCGCGGAGATGTGCACGCAAACAACGCGAAGCAGGTGTTCCCCCTCGTTGCTGCTAAGGGGTGGCTCGACGGAGAGGCGAAGAAAGACCCTGACCGTGGCAAGAAGTTCCGTGACATTTGCAAGAACCTCGGGTTCGCGATTTCCTATTGTGCGGAAACGGAGACGGTGTTCGTCAACCTCCGCAGCAAGGGGTTCGACGTCACCTATGCCGGATGTGACCTCATTCTGAACAAGCTTCATGCCGCCTACCGCACCTACTTCAAATGGGTGGAAGCCAATCTGCAGCGCGTAAGAGTCCAAGGCTTCATGCGGACGCCCTTCTTGGGCCGCATCCGTTGGCTCGGTTGGTTCCCGGGGTTGCCCGACGTGGCCAACTTCCCCATCCAGGCAGGTTTGGCCGACATCATGAACGAGCGGACCATCGCCCTGAGCGAGACCATGCTTGCGGGGAAGCTGGTAGCCCAGGTGCATGACGCCTGCATTTACGACGTGCCCAAAGAGCGCGTGGCCGAGGCAAAAGATTTAATTTCTAAATGTTGGGCAAATGAGATTGACACGCCTGGCGGCAAGCTCATACTGCCTATTGACCTGAAGACCGGAGAGAGAGTGAGCGACTTATGATGGGCGAAATGTTGGATGCATTGCTGGACACGGAGGCGATGCTGCCTGAGGAGCTCGAACCGGAGGAGACCATGCCCAAAGCGAAGAGCCCCAAGAAACGTGTGCGCGCCCCGCGGGACCCTGCAAAGCTCAAGGCGTACCAAGACAAGTGGCGCGCCAAGCAAAAGAAGGCGAACGTCAAGAAGGGCGCCAAGCAGCGTGCGAAGAATGCCAAGCCTAAGAAGAAGGGCCCGCAGCCTCGCTACCTCCGTGGTGGCATGCTCCGCACTGGCAACTTCACCTGGGGCAAGAAGGTGGCCAAGGCAAGGCAAGCGAAGGGTTGGACCCAAGAAGAGCTTGCCGTCTTCGTTGGCATCAAGCAACCACACATGTGCAATTGTGAGCGCGGAACCTTCAAACCTTCTGCCGAGCTCCGCATCCGCATTGAGACCTTGCTTGGCATCCTTCGACCGAGCCGGGCCAAGACGGCCGAGCCATGAACGCCCTCATGTGCATGAATTGTGGGCGTGAGTGCGCGCCCCATCAGCAGCGGCTGCAGGCGTGCTGCGAAGACACCCGCATCGAGGAGGTGGAGGACGTGGTTAGGGACGAACATGGCCGGCTTATTGACGTGCGAGAAATTGCACGGGCTGTAAAATAAGCTCAGAGGCGCTGACTCACATGGCAAAGACCGGACCAAAAGGACCTTGGGCGCTCAACGACATCGTTGAGGCCAAAATTATTGGGGCTCTCAAGCGCGGCAACATGCGGTCCACCGCTTGCCAGCTTGCCCGCGTCAACCGGAATTGCATCACGGAGTGGATGAAGCGGGATGATGAGCCTTATTTGAGCTTCTGCCAGAAGGTGCTGGACGCTGAGGCATTCGCCGTGGACGCCGGCCTTGTCCGCATCAAGGAAGGCGCCACCGGTTGGCAGGGCATGGCATGGTGGCTTGAACGCCGCGACAAGAGGTGGTCCAAAGAAGTGGCGGCGGCCAAGGCAAAGAACGCCGCACCGGCCAATTCAAATGAACTTGAGGACGTTGAACTCGATGACCTCATGCAAGCAATTCAGGACGCTGCCGCATTGAAAAGTGCGGAAGAAGCGAAGAAAGACGGGACGAATAAATAACATGGCCCAAATAAAATTATCCCGCGTTGAGTTCATAAATGCCATCAATTCACCTGGCATGAAGGATGACGAATACGGAAGTAGGGAGCGTGTTCTCAAATCTTATTCCGACCCCAATAATCGCCTATCGAGCTCCAAGCACTTTGAGCTTTGGCATGATGGCGAATATGTGTACGTGCGGCATCCGACTGCAGCGGAAGGCATGCTGCCTGAGAAGGTGCCAATGGCCAACGTATTGCAGATGAAAGAAGCTGCGCAGGTCAAAGTAAAATGACTCTGGAGCTCATCACCTTTGCATGCGGAGTCGTCACTCCACTCTTCGCTCTTGCAATCAGGAAAGAGCTCCGCAAACGCGCAATCACTCGGTGCACGTGGTGCGACCGTAAATTGCCGCGCGGTGCGCATGGTGTTTGCCAGCCATGCCTCAATGGCGTGGCCGAAGATAGAGCCGCTCCGGCAGATTGGCCCTCAGAATGAGTGATAAGTGTATGGCGTGTGTGGCATTGGGCAGCACGCCTGAATCGATGGTCATGGCCATGATGGTCGAGCCCGTGGGCGACCTTCGCAAGATGCGTGAGGACCTCTGCGAAGAACATGCCGCGTGGGTCAAGATGCGCCAAGCTCAATGGGATAAGGCTACAGGCAAAACACCATGAACATCTCAATTGACGACTCCCTGGTACTTCGGTTGCAAGAGGCGGAGCGCAAGTGCGAAGACGCCTACGGGGCCAAAGCGCAGGAGCGCGCACAAGAAGTACTTGGCCAGGTTGTTGACACCATCGTGCGGGATGTCATTGCGGCCATTCAGGCCGTCAGCATCAAGGCGAAGTCATGACGGACGACGAGTGCCGGAAGCTCATTGAGGAGCTGTTCGGCGACAGGGCGAAAGCCGTCGCGCGGATTCTCTTCCTGACGCCGCCGCTCCTGAGCGCAATCAAACAGCAAGAGTCGAAGAAGGCGAAAAGCTAATGGGCTTCATGCGCAAGATGGCACGGAAGAACGCGCCCCAAGGTTCAATCATCCTTCCGAGGCAAGTGGCGGGTGGTGTCACCAACTGGCCCAAGTGCATGTTGTGCAAGGTGCCTGTCTCTGCATATGGCCTGGAAAATGACACCGACTATCAGGTGGAAATCTGGGCCAGGTGCGACGGCCTTCAACAGAGCATCGTTACCGGCGAGTGGTGCCAGGTGCACCCGGTGCTCAAGTCCTCTTGCGTCATCGAGAAGCAGCGGGGCTGGAGCCAGAACCGGTTGACGGACATCATCCCGCGCCTTGCATTCTTCGCGCCGGACGCCTTGAGCGAGGGCCGCGACTTCACGCAAACGCTGGACGCTGATGGGGTCGTGAAGAATTGAATGAGCTTTGCTAGGGAGATATCTGCGGCAGACGCCATCCGTGAGATTCGACGCCGCCGTCTGATTGAAGACGGCATCATGCATCGGACTACGGCACATATGGTGCCGCACTATCCGCACCCGAAGCAGCTTGAATTTCTCAGGCTCACGGACCGCGAGGCTCTCTACGGAGGAGCGGCCGGCTCTGGCAAATCTGATACCCAATTGATTGGCGCGGCCCAGTACGTTCACGTGCCGGGCTACGCCGCCTTGCTCGTTCGGAAGACGTATAAGGACCTGGCCATGCCAGGCGCCATCATGAGTCGTGCGCTCGAGTGGTGGCGCGGCCGGTTCGGCATCAAATGGTCCGAGGAGGACCGCCGCTTCACCTTCCCCTCGGGGGCGACCATCACGTTTGGCTACCTCGAGAGCGAGAACGATAAGGACAAGTACCAGGGCGCGGAGATTCAGTACCTTGGCGTGGACGAGGCGACGCAGTTTCCAGAGAACCGGGTACGCTACTTGACAAGCCGACTCCGCAGACTGGCGGGCTCCGAGGTTCCCATCCGGGCCAGGTTTACGGCCAACCCCGGTGGCATAGGCCATGACTGGGTCTATCGCGGCTTCGTGGCCGAGGGGAGCAAAGGCGCGTTCGTCCAGGCGTTTGCAAGAGACAATCCTTCGCTGGACTTGGCGGAGTACGAGCTCACCCTCGACAGCCTCGACCCCATCACGAAGAAGCAGTTGAAGGAGGGCATATGGATTCGCGACGGAGGCGGGCTTGTCTATAGTCAGTTCGATGACGGCCGCAACTACATCGCTCCGGCCGATGTTCCCAAGCTCACGCGGAACATTTGTGGCTTGGACTTCGGCGTCAACGACCAGAACGCGCTCACCTGGGCCGGCTGGCGTGACCACGACCCAATCGTCTACATCAAGCGTAGCTACCGCCTCACTGGCCTGGTGGATGACGTGGCCGCCGATTTGCTGGCGTTGGATAAGATAGCCAAGTTCGACAAGATTGTTGGCGACGTAGGTGGCATGGGGAAGCTGTTTCAAGCGGAGCTCGCAGCTCGGAAGCAAATAGCGATTGAGGCCGCGGAGAAAACGAACAAGTGGGGATTCATTTCGTTGTTCAACGCGGCCATGGCGCGCGGATTGATAAAGGTGGTGAACGATGGTTCCTGCGCCGACCTCGTGGACGAGTGGCTCTCTCTGCCCAAGACGGCCGATGGGATGAAGGAGGCGCCCGGATTCAATAATCATGCGAGCGATAGTGGGTTGTACACTTGGCGCGCATGCAACAGCTACAATGAAACTTCGCGAGTGGAGCTCCCTGCGAAGGGGAGTCCGGAGGCGCTGCTCCAAATGGAAGCGGAGCTCGAGCGGCTCGCGTGTGAAGAAGAAGGAGAAGCGACATGGCATTGACAGGAGCAGGGTTCGGGAATTTGGGGCAATTTGGACGGTGGGAAGAGGAGGAGGAACGCCTCCGTAAACGCGTCAGCTTGATGCGCGAGCTTGGAGTCATCCAGCTCTTTGGCATGGTGCTTGGCCCCGAGCCGTTGAAGCCGACGAAGCTCGAGGTGCTCTCGAAGGCCGCAGAAGAATCCCAGACGCCGGCGGCAATCCGGGATGCGCGCATCGAGGCCGCTCGGGAGGACTTCCGGGCCAAGCTTGGACAGTGGGAATTATCTGCAGAACGCATCGACCCGTTCCTCGACCCGGCTATTTTTGAGCTAGACTGAGAGACAATTATTATGCCCACGATGACCGAAATGGAAAAGTGCTGGTGGGTACGCCCCGAGGACGACCGGGACAGCGAGGACCCGCGTGCGCATGAGAAGCTGCACAACGTGCTCACCCACATCATGCGGGACCAGGACCGGAAGCGGGACTTCCTCCTCTACGGCAGTATGTATGCCGGCGGCCTTCCGCCCTCTGGAGGTGGCATGGCAGTTGACACCTACGTCCGCTCCACGCCGGGAGTGGGTGGGAGCAAACTTAGCCTGAACGTTTCCCGCAACGTGGTGAAAGCCGCGGTCAGCCGGGTGTTCTCCAAGTCTAAGCCCCGGGTCTCCGTGGCGACCATCGGCGGCGACTACGAGAAGCAGCACTCGGCCGAACAGTTGGAGCTCGGCATCGACGGCTCGATGCGTCAAACGAGCTACTACGCCAAGAGCGTGATGAAGGGGCTTGACGCCTGCACCTTCGGGACCGGATTCAATCGTATTCGTGCCAACTTCGACGAGCGGAACGTGGACGTCCTCCGCATGATGCCGTGGGAAGTCATCGTCGACGACGGCGAGACCATGACGAACGGCAACGTCCTCTGGGAGGGGCCGCGATGCATGTACCTCTCGTACTACGTGGACCGCCACATGCTCATTCACCGCGCGGGCGTCAGCACCGGGCGCTCGGGGCAGAACTGGTATGCCGACGGCGACGAGAGCGAGATTGCCTACAAGAAGGACATGCTCAGCAAGCTCGCCGGCCTGCGCGACACCGACGCCGAGTTTGGCTACCAGCAAACCGTCTCGAGGGTGAGGGTTGAAGAGGCATGGCACCGGCCTTCTGGAGTCGGAGCCCAAGACGGCCGTTACGTCGTCGGCGTCGAGAATTGCACGCTGATTGACCGGAAGATTGATGACTATAAGCAGCAAATGAGCTGGTTCCGCTGGGCGCCGCCGATTGTAGGCTTCTACGGCCAGGGAATTATCGAGGAGGGCTCGGGCCTGCAGGCCGAAATAAATAAGCTCGTGCGTGAGATTCAAAACGGCCACCATCTCATCAAGGGTCGCTATTTGGTGGACTCGGGCAGCAAGGTTCAAATATCACATATAAATAATGACCTGTCAAGCGTCCTTCGCTACACGGGCAATCCGCCTGTCTACCAAGTCCCCACCATTATCCCGCAAGAAGTCTACCAACACCTCTGGAACCTGGTCTCCAAATACTACGAGCTCGCTGGCATCAACCAACAGGCCGCTCAGGCTCAACGGCCGGTGGGGCTCGACTCCGGTGAAGCCCAACGCGTCTACGCTGACCAGCAGAACGAGACGCTTCAGGACGTGGGCGCCCGGTTCGAGACGGCCGTCGAGGAAGACGGCATGCTCATTGCCGATGCCGCCAAAGAATTGAGTCGCGCTGGGAGCTACGAGGTCCGCACCCAAGCCGACGACGGCTTCGAGTCCGTTGACTGGAAGGAATTGCCCAAGCCGGACGACTTCGTGATGTACGTCGAAGCCACTTCTGCTCTGCCGGGAACCTTGGCAGGGAAACTCTCTACTGCTCAGGACCTCCTCCAG